GCGTGAGGTTAAAGCTTGCTCCGTCCATCACCACGTCTTTAAGAATAGTCACTCCGGTTACACAGGCAAAAAACACCCCAAGGGCTAGCGCCCCGGGGCTCTTGATGATATGAGGTTTCATTGTCGATCTTCCTTGCTAGGGTTGGTTGGCTTTCTAAATTGGCCCCCGGAGAGTGTCCGCTTTCCGGGGGCTTACTCGTTACTGACGCTCTAGCTGCTTGAGTTGGGGTAAGAAGTACTTTTCGAAGTAGCCTGGCTGGTTCCTGAAGTCTTTGACGTGGGCGTTGTGCTGGGCTGGGTCTGCTTCGATGAGTGCTTCTCTGCGGTTCCGTTCGTGCTTGGCGATGCCGCCTTCGATTACTGTGAACATTTCCCGTTCCCCCGTGTTCTCATCCAACTGTCCGAATGTGTATCCTAGTGTAGTACACTTGTCAATAGGGTATTGACACCGTTTGTCGTCGCATGTAGTACAGTGGCATGGCAAACACACCAGTAACAAGCATCCGCCTACCCGACGATGTTCGAGAGTGGGCAGACCGCCAAGCGCATGAGCAGGGCCGCAGCCGTGGCAACTTCATCGTGCAAGTGCTGCGCGAGAAGATGTCGGGAGAACCTGAAGCCCTAGCCGCGAGAAAGAGGAAGCGGACATGAGCTACGGTCTTCGCAGATTTGCTGATCTTGTTCGCAAGCAGGCTGCCGACACTCAGCAGCGTCTTGAGGCATCGCAACGTCCGTGCCCGCTAGGCGCAGAGCACAAATGGCAAAAGTCAGTGTCTCTGTGGGACAGAAAGACAGAAGTCCTAAAGTGCAAGTGCGGCGCTATTCATTGCGACCACCCTTACGCATCCGCGAAGAACTGAAGCCTTGGCAGCACGAAAAAGGAAAAGGACATGAGCGGAACACTCACAGACGAGCAAGTTGAGTCCTTCGCCATCAGGGTAGCCCTTGGCAACAACGGCGGGACATGGGCCGACCACTACCACGAGGAGCACAAGAACCATTGGCGCCAGTTTGTCCGGGATCTGGCGCAAGACGTGTCGGAGGCCATATGTTTGAAGCCCTAATAGGTGGCCTAGCAGCAGGTATTCTCATCCTCCTAGTCCAAGACTATCGGGAGTGGAGACGGGAGAAGAACGAGAGGCGTAAGTGATGCGTCAACTTGCCGCAGTTAAAGGGATTGACGCAACCTAAATATTTGAAGTATCAAGGATACGCTACGCGAAAGCGTCAGCCATGTGCGCTCGACCCTCCACGGGGCCGGGCGTTTTTGCTTTTCTGGGTCTCTCGCCAGCCAATACGACACAGCCCCACGCTCAACATGCAGCATCCCCCGGGCTCAGTGGTCAACAGCGGCAGCGGTCATGCTGGAAAAAGCCACAGACGGGAGGATGCGCCATGGCAGACATGAGCGATCGCAGGAAGCACGAGGCCAAGATCCAGAAGGGCGTTGGCCGCACTCAGCAGGGCGTTGGTGGCGTGGCAGTTGGTGGTTCGCTCCTTGGTGGCGGCCCTGCCATGGGACTGCTTGGGGCGGGCATGATTGCCGCCGGTCAGCAGAACGTCAATCAGGCTTCTCGCAAGAATGCACGAGCCACTGCGCTCGACAGCCTGGACTCCAAGAAAGCCGGTGATTTTGCTTCGATCCGTGGCAGCATCAAGAAGCGCTAACCAATTGTTTCACGGACTAAGGCGCCTGAAAAACCTAGAGGTTTTGCCCATGCGGCTCGGAGACGTGATGTGGAAGCAGGTTATCGAGCTTCGCTCCCGCAATCACGCCTCCCCTAGGGATGATGAACGCCTAGAAGCCCTATTCCGCTGGGTCCTGCCCTACTACTACGGCTGGAACACCAGGCACACCCACAGCCCTGATCTGTCATTCCGGCCTGCCAACAAGCAGGGCAGATCTAGGCCAAGCGCGCTCGCCCCCTCCCCAATGTCTCCAGCCACAGAGCAGCGCTTTAACTGACAGGGCCGCCTTAGCCGGGTGGGCGTCCTGTCATTTTCGGTTAGGAGAAACGGATGCTATTGGCAGACGTCCCAAATCCTCCAGCAGACGCAACTGCGAGCATTTCCAATTGCGGGCGCTACCGAACCATTGATGCTGTGCTTGATGGCGTGCTGCATCGGTGGCGCTACGCGAACTGGCGTAACGATAAAGGCAAGCTGCTAAGCTACCACAACTACTCGACAGGCAGCTTTGACGGTTACGATTTCCATTGGAAGAGAAGCGACGAGAGACAATCCATAAGGCAACAAGAGGCGCACGGTTGATCGTGCAACTGTCATGGCAGACAAACTCACTCCTAAGCAGGACGCATTCGTTAGAGCTTACTTGAAGACCGGCAGCCCGTCAGAGGCATATAGGCTTGCCTACGATGCTAAGGCCATGAATGACAAGGCTGTTTCCGTGGAGGGTGCTAGGCTGCTGAAAAACCCTAGCGTTGCCCTAGAGATCGAGCGTCTACAACTCAAAGCTACAGATAAGGCTGTTTTGTCAAAAGCTTGGGTGATCGAGCGCCTGATGCGCAACGTTCAGATCGCCATGGGTGAAGAGACGATCAAGCAGAAGATCGCGAAGAAGAACAAAGAGACCGGCGAAGTCTTGGTCATAGAGATAGACGTGACCGACCGTGACACGGCTGGAGCAAATCGAGGCTTAGAACTGTTGGGCAAGGAGCTTGGCATGTTCGTTGACCGTAGCGAGATCGGCAAGCCCGGTGATTTCGATCACATGAGCGATGATGAACTTAGAGAGTTTGTCGCGAGACGAGCTGCTGACCTTGGCGAAGGCGGCAAAGGCGCTCGAACTCCGCGAGGAAACGGCAAGGCTGGAAAGCAGCTTAATTGAGTTCTACAAGGCCGCATGGGAAACTATCGACCCCGCGCCTTACGTAGACGGCTGGCATCTTCACGCAATTGCCGAACATCTGGAAGCCGTCAGCCGGGGGGAGATCAGGAAGCTCCTGATTACAGTTCCGCCTCGTCATTCCAAGACGCTGATGTGCTCTGTTATCTGGCCAGCATGGCTTTGGGCTAAGGAACGGGATCCGACACACCCGTTGATCGGGGCTCAGTCCAAGTTCCTGTGCCTGTCCTACGGTGACGATCTAGCCCTTGATAGCGCTTTGCTGATGCGGCGTCTGATCGAGAGCGACTGGTATCAGGCTCGATGGGGCAAGCGGGTCAAGCTTACGGCGGACCAAGAGGCCAAGTCCAAGTTTGACACCACAGCCGGCGGGTCTCGTATCTCTGCTGGCTTTGGCGGCACGCTCACGGGACGCGGCGGTGACATCAAAATCATCGACGACCCGCTGAAGGCCGACGACGCCGAAATGGAGACGGCTCGGCAGAAGGTTATTCGGCGGTACGACGGCACGCTCAAGTCACGCATGACGGACCCAAGGCATACGGCAGAGGTCGCGATTATGCAGCGGCTTCATGAGAATGACCTAGCTGGACATATCCTCGACACTGATCCGGATTTCCAGCTTCTGAACCTTCCGGCCGAGTTCGAGCCAACGCGCCGCATATACACCAGCATCGGATGGACGGATCCACGGACGGACGATGGCGAAATCCTTTGGCCGGAACGGTTCGGCCCCAAGGAACTCGCGGTCTTCAAGCGCAATGCGTACGAATGGGCCGGACAATGGCAGCAGCGGCCGGAAGTTCGCGGCGGCTCCATCATCAAGCGCGACTGGTGGCAGCACTACGAGACAGAAGACGGGTCAGTCCCGCAGATGGCGTATGTCGTCGGGTCTCTGGATCCAGCATACACGTCCAAGGAAGAGAACGACCCGTCCGGCTTTGTCCTGCTTGGCGTCTGGTACGACGAGTTTGAAATCCCTCGGGTGATGGTGCTGAACTCTTGGCGCAAGCGCCTGGAGCTTCACGGCCCGCATATTGATCGTTTACCCAACGAAACAGAGACGGCCTACGTCAAGCGGACCCAAAAGGACTGGGGCTTGATCGAGTGGGTTGCGCATAGCTGCAAGCGGTTTAAAGCCGACAAACTTCTGGTCGAGGCCAAGGCATCAGGACATTCAGTTGCCCAGGAAATCCGCCGGCTGCACTCGACGCAGGGCTGGTCAACACAGCTCGTCGACCCAAGAGGCAGAGACAAGGTTGCTCGCGTCTATGCGGTGCAGCACTTGTTTGCGGAAGGGATGATCCATCTGCCTGCCTACTCTGACGGATCACTCAGGGAATGGGGCCAGCAGTTGGTCGACGAATGCGCGGCGTTCCCCAAAGGCGCGACAGACGACATGGTCGACGCGCTGAGCCAAGGGCTGCAGCATCTGAGAGACCTAGGCTTGCTGGTACGCCGTGAGGAACGGGCAGCAGCCATCGAGGAAATGAGAAGGCACAGGCCGTCTAGCGGGCCGTTATACCCAAGTTGATTGTGCTGGCTTTCAGCGCGCGGTTTTCGAGGCCTCACGCTGTCCATCTGGATTTAACAGCCGGCCAGCACGGCGGACCCGTGATCAAATCGGGCACCAGAAATCTGAAGGCAAACACTACCACAAAGAGGCACCCAATGGAACCATCTGTTATCTCGCTTCCAGGTGAGAACGCATTTGTGGCCGCGAACCCAAAGCTTCCCCACGAGTGCATCACCACAGACGCTGTTGGTGTGTTCTTCCAAACATTCGACGAGCTACGGGATTGGCTTGCCACGCTACCTGATCAGAAAGTCGACAAAGGCGCGACGGGGACGTGTGAGATTATTGTTAGGCACATGTTCGTCGACACACCAGAAAACCGGGCATTCGGAGAGATGGTTGTCGCGAGCGAGATGGCGGCCAAGATTGCGAATGAATTAAACAAATCGGCGTCCGGAGAGATCGTGTGGCGGTTCCCTTTGGAGGTTGAGGTTAGGTCAATTCACGTCGTTGAAGAATGGCGTTCGGACGGCCCTTTCTATGAATGCAGAACAGGGCGCCTCTGCACGCTGAAGACTGGCAACTTTGCGAAGATGACAGCTTACTGCCGTGTGGCGCGGCTTGAGGCACGACCAACTTAAAGAGGCACCCATGACCACCACCGAAATCCACGCAACCCCTATGGATCTACTCCACATCATCGAGGGCAAGGCCCGCAACGTATCGATGCTGGCAGCTAATCCTCCCCAGAACATGACGCCGGAAGATTTGCTTCGCTCGATCGCAAGCCTGTACGACACGGCAGACCGGCTTAAAGCCCTGTGGGACGACATCCACAAGGCCAAGGGCGCTCCGTCTGGCTCTGAGGCGAACTAAACTCCATCCTGAAGAACTGAGGCGACCCCCATGCCCCGCAAACCGACTGTTGTGCCCCCTAGCGCTCCCAAGCGCCGGGGTCGGAAGCCTGCGTCCATCGCAGCGCCTATGCCCGAGCCGGCAGGGCTTGGCGGCCTGAGCCTTGAAGCCGTCGAGAACGGTACAGAGATCGAGATGGATGACGGGTCTGTCGTCATTGAGATCAACACCGGACCCGTCAAGCCGAACGTGGACACGTCACAGCACCAGACCAATCTAGCCGAAGCGCTGGATGATGCTGTCTTGGGACGTGTCGCGGAAGACCTACTGGACGGCATCGAGGCGGATGATGCGTCCCGCTCGGACTGGATTGCCATGCGGGCCAAGGGCATTGATCTGCTTGGCGTAAAGCTGGAAGACCCGCGCTCGGGTTCTACATCGGCTCCCGTTGATGGTCAGTCCGTGGTTCGTGATCCGATCCTGCTTGAGGCTTCGTTGCGCTTCCAGGCCAATGCCCAGGGCGAAATGCTCCCCGCATCCGGCCCTGTCAAGACCATCAGCTATGGCGGCTCGGCCGAGATCGACAGCCTTGCCGATGCGCTCGAGCGTGACCTCAACTATTACCTCACCTCGGTCGCGACGGAATATTATCCCGACACCCGCCGCATGTTCTTCTGGACCGGCTTCTCGGGCATGGCCTTCAAGAAGGTCTATCGCTGCCCGTTGCGCCGCCGTCCTGTTTCAGAAAGCGTGGACGCCTCGGACCTGATCGTCTCGGACACCATCACCGATCTGCGCAATGCGTCCCGTATCACACATCAGATAACCATGCGTCAGTCCGTGATGAAGCGGATGATGATCGCAGGGGCTTACCGCGATATCGACCTAACACCACCCACGCCGACGTCGAACGCGGTCAAGGACAAGGTCGCGGCTATCCAAGGCGTTGCCCCGCATAGCGAGCGGCCGCAGGACCAGCCCTATACGGTTCTGGAATGCTATTGCGAACTTGACCTTGAGGGCTTCGAGCACAAGGACAAGAAGACCGGCGAAGAAACCGGACTGCCGCTGCCGTACATCGTCACCATCGACCGTGACAGCCGCAAGGTTCTCCAGATCCGCCGCAACTGGAAGGACGGGGATGAGGATTACATCGCCAAGATTCCGTTCGTGGCTTATGGCTATGCGCCCTCGTTTGGGTTCTACAACCTTGGCCTGTTGCATATCCTGGGCAACATCACGAACGCACTCACGGCGCTGACCCGTGAGGCAATCGACGCTGGCATGTTCGCGAACTTCCCCGGGTTCTTGTACGCCAAGTCATCCGCGCGACAGATGAGCAATGAGTTCCGCATTCCTCCCGGCGGTGGCATGGGCATCGAGACCAACGGAATGCCGATCGGCCAGACCGTTATGCCGCTGCCTTACAAAGCCGTTGACCCTGCACATGTCGCCCTCATTGCTCAGATCAGGGACATGGGCCAGCGCTTGGGCGGCACGGCAGACACGCCGGTTGGTGAGGGCAAGCAGGACGCTCCAGTTGGCACCACGCTTGCCATGATCGAGCAGGCCACCAAGATCGAGGGCGCGGTACACAAGGCGCTCCACGCTGCACAGGCAGAAGAGTTCCGGCTGCTGTGCGATCTGTTCCGCGAGGATCCCGAAGCCTTGTGGCGCGGTAACCGCCGTCCGGCTCTTGGCCAGGGTGAGGAGCGCATTGCCCGGTTCAAGGCTGCCCTTGAAAGCGCTGAGATCGTGCCGGCCGCTGACCCGAACGTCCCAAGCCACATGCATCGCGTCATGAAAGCGACGGCCATCAAGCAGCTCGCGATGGCCAATCCTCAAATGTACAACCAAGTTGCCGTCGACAGCCGCATTCTGGCGATGCTCAACGTGGACCGTCCCGAACAACTGTTCATGCAGCCCCAGCCTGAAGCGCCTGCGCAGCCTGACCCGAACAAGGTCGTTGAGTTGCAGGTTAAGGCGGACATCGCTGAAAAGGACCGCAAGGCTAAGATTGTCCTGGCGGAAATGGATGCCGAACAGCGCCAGAAAGACCGTGAGGTCAAACAGAATGTCGAAGTCCTGAAAGTCGCTGCAGCCGTGGTTGCAAACCCGGAAGGCGATCGAGCAGGCGACGAACAGTTGGAGCAGATGGGTAGTATGCTGAGCCCGATCAGGCGGTCGCCTCCCGCAAGCCCGGAGTTCCTGCGCCCATCTGCTCCTCCCCCAATGATGCCACGTCCTGCCCCAATGCGTCCACCACAGCCCATGCCGGGATTAGGTGCGTTGATGGGTATGCGAGGACGCCCGAACCAAGGTATGCCTTTTAGTTCGGGCATGAGGTGATGATTTAGGTCAAGCGTTTTGCCAACCTGGACGATGGAGATGTCCGCATGAAGCACTTCAAATCGGCCAGCAAGGCCAACGCTGTTAAGCGGCTTGCTGGTGTTCGCAAAGCCTACGCCAACGGTGGGGCAGTCTCGCCTTTGTCCGGCGGTATGGATGAGGATGACGATCCGTACGATTCGGACGATATGAACCCGTCCGACACGTTCGTTGATGGCGTCCCGACCCGTCAGCGTCTTGATCGTCCAGCAGCAAAGAAGTCCGGACGGACGAATATCGTGATCAACGTATCACCGTCCAAGCCGGACGCTCCGGTCATGCCGCCCATCCCTCCGGTTGTTCCCCCGAACGTTCCCCCGATGGCCGGACCTCCTCCTGCCCCCCCGATGATCGACCCGTCCATGATGCAGCGTAAGAACGGCGGACGTGTCGGTGTGTCTGGCGTGAAGGATGGTGCTGGTGGTGGTCTTGGTCGTCTGGAAAAGGCAAAGGCTTACGGGCTGAAGCCTGCGAAGGGGAAGTGATTGGCCGTTGAAACCATCGATATCCGATCCCTGCGAGTCCTAGCGCAGATGATCAATGCAGAACATGAGCGCCGTGCCATTCAGATCGTGAGTGGCGCGGCGTCTTCTTTAGAAGCGTATCGAGGCGAGTGCGGGTTTCTCCGAGGACTGGAGGCAGTTCTTGAGATGATTAAAGACGTAGAGGCAGAGGTTTACGGAAAGATCAAAGAGGCAAAGACATGACGCAGATGACAACACTGAAAATGGCGCACTCACAAGATCCCGCCGACGTTATCCGGTCGGAAGTAGGGGACTTAGAAGGCGTCGGCGTCTACCACAACCTCATTCTCGTCGGTGTCTACACCAGGCCAGAAAAAACAGCGGGCGGCATCATCCTGTCTGAGCGTACCAAAAAAGAAGACATCCACCAGGGCGTCGTTGGCCTCGTGCTCAAGGTCGGCCCGATGGCGTTCAAGGATGACGGTGTTAACAAATTCCACGGGCAGAAAATTGAGCCTGGGATGTGGTGTGTCTTTCGCACGAGTGACACGCACAAAGTGGCAGTGAATGGGGTTGTGTGCCGCCTACTCGAAGATGCGCATGTTAAGATGGTCGTAGATCATCCAGACCGCATTTTCTGAGGAAATCATGTCGCTTGTTGCTCAAGGCGAACTTCAAGAACTCCTCTCATACGATCCAGACACAGGATCGTTCCGCTGGCGCAAAGATGTAAGCGCCAAGGCGAAAGCTTCCTGCATCGCTGGGAGCGTCGGAGGTGGAGGCCGTCTGTACATCGGAATTAGGCAAACACGCTACCACGCGCACAGGTTGGCTTGGCTTTACGTCTACGGTGAGTGGCCGAGCGGCGGCGTTGAGCACATAAACGGCGACAGACTTGATAATCGCATCCGAAACCTCCGCGTATCCAGCAAAAGCGCCAGGGACCTGACAGCACAGCGCCTGAAGGATCTTTTGCGGTATTGCCCAGACACTGGAGAATTTACAGCGGCAAAGGCTCGGCGCGGTCTGCGCAAAGTAGGGTCTGCGGGCTGGGTTAACGCACAGGGGTACAGATGCGTGTCTCTAGATGGGAGCACGTATTTGGCACATCGTCTGGCGTGGCTTTTTGTCAATGGTGAATGGCCACTTGATCAGATTGACCACATAAATGGCGTCCGCTCTGACAACCGTATTTCAAACCTACGGGCAAGTTCTCAGCACCAGAACATGCAAAACACGTCTGCAAGGTCGGATAGTTCGACGGGGCTTAAGGGCGTGTTCCCCGTGCGATCCGGCAAGTGGGCTGCGCAAATACAAGCTAACAAGAAAGTCCATCACCTAGGTACCTTCGCGTCTAAGGAGGAGGCATTTGCGGCTTACCAGAGTGCAGCGAGCGATCTGCACGGTGAGTTTGCTAAGTTTTGAGAGGCAATTGTGAGCCATGAGCGATGAACTGGAAATCATTGACGACGATCTGGTCCTTGAGCCGGAAGGCGAGCGCAAAGCAGCCCCAGCCAAGCGCCAAGACGAAATCTCCCCCGATGCCGTCGAAAGCCTGAAGGCGCAGCTTGCGTCTCTGCAGGCTGAACGGGATGCGGAACGCCGGGAGCGGGACACAGAGCGCCAGCGCCGCGAAGCAGCAGAAGCCGACGCCCGCAAGCTGTCCGAAGCCGCAACCAAGGCAAACCGGACGGCGGAATACACCCACTATCAGCTCGTAGAAAGCCACATCAGCGCGGCCAAGGCACGGGCCGATGATCTGAAGCGCCAGATCAGGGCCGCCCATGAGACGGGCGACTATGACCGTGCCACCGATCTGCAGATGGAAGCAGCCAAGGTCGCAACCCGTCTGCTCCAGTACGAAGACACCAAGGCGGATATTGAACTTGATGCCAAGCGCAAGCAGCGCGAGGAACAGGTCAAGGCCGCAGAGCCCGTCAAGCAGCAGCCCCAGTCAACGGGTGACGCGTTCGAGGACCGTATCTCTGGCCTGTCTGAGACATCAAAGGCATGGCTGCGCCAGCACAAGGAATGCGTGACCGACGACGTCCGCAATGCAGAAGTCGTTGCAGCAGATGCCCGTGCCAAGCGCGAAGGCCTGAAGCCGGATACGCCTGAATACTTTGCATTCATTGAGGAGAAGTTGGGCTATCGCCAAGCCCAGCAGCAACAGCAGCAGGCCGCCGATGACGACGGCGAAGAGATCGAGGAAGGTGTGATCGTGTCTGATCCTAAGCCCGTCCGCCCCGCAGTGACGGCGGCCCCGGTATCGCGTGGAAGCCAAGGCGTGAACGGCAAGGCAACGACCATCCGCCTGACCCGTGCTGAAGCCGAAATGGCAGAAGCGCTCGGGATGACGCCCAAGGAATACTACATCAACAAGTCGAAGGCAGACCAGGAAGGTCGCTATCGCAACAACTAAACGAGGCACACCATGAACGCACCTACTCGCACACGCCAGACCTCCGTCCGCGAGGCGGAACCGGAAGCATCTCCTACCAACCCTCCGATCCGCCGTCGCGTCCGTCAGCTTAATTCTGACCGCTACTATGTGGATCCTGCCATCGTCCCTGAAGGCTGGGTCTATCAGTGGAAGCGGTTTTCATGTCTTGGACAGGAAGAGCCCGGCTATATGGCTGAGCTTGGCCAGTTGGGCTTTACCCCTGTTCCCGCAGAGCGCCATGACGGCAAGTTCATTCCGGCCGGATCAAAAGGCGCCATCATCATTGGCGGACAGATCCTGATGGAGCGTTCGATCCTCGATGAGGAAGACGCCCGCATGGAAGACAAGCAGCGCGCGGACGCACAGGTACGTGGCTCCCGCGAGCAGTTCGGCATGGCTCCCAAGGCCTCTGGCTTTGAAGTCAACGACCCGGCAAAGCGTTATGGTCAGCGTCTCAATGTCGGCCATGAACGCGTCGATGCACCTAAGCCCAAATATCTCCCCTCGGTCGATGACTGATGGAACAGAACGGCAAGCATTGCGGGACGTGCTTCTTCTGGTCCCGCGTTGCTCACATGCTTGATCTTGAGTTAGGGCGCTGCTCTCTCTTTGAACGTGAGATGAGGGAGCAGCAGTTCTGCGGGATGTGGGAAAGCCGCTTGTCGAACGCAGTCGATGAGCCACCTAATTCACAGCAAGACTTGACGGAATAATTCGGATCAGTCTTCCATAGCGTCACGTATTGATTAGCGCCACGGGCCGTGGCGGCCTCGCAGGGATCGGAGATCTCAAAGCGGGGATGAGCGGATCGGGTTTCCCGGTCTTCAACCCACGGCCACGTCCATCGCGATTTGCTTCGCAGTGGCCTATTCAAAACGGACACCAACCAATGGCAAACACCAACGCGCCCTTCGGTGCGCTGCCCTACCAGGGGGCAGACGGCGCCGCGCCGACTTATGGCATGATCACGCGTCTTGTCGCCTACAACGACACGACCAAGATTTACCGTGGCGATCTCGTCAAAGCCCTGAGCACTGGCTACATCGCGCAGTGGACGGCAGCAACGGCTGTTTCGCAGGCTGCCGGCGTGTTCTGGGGCTGCAAGTATTACTCGGTCAGTCAGAAGACGACTGTCTTCTCCAACTACTGGCCCGGTGCTGACGTTGCAACCAACGCGGTTGTGACTTGCTACCTCATCCCGATCAACACGGCTGTCCCGCCCAAGTTCGTCATTCAGTCGGACTCGACCGGCGTTGCTTTCGCCGCTGTCGGCCAGAACGTCGACGTCGCCATGGGCACGGGCAGCACGCTGACCGGCATGTCCGCCATGTATCTCGATACGGGCACGCTGGGCACCACGGCAACGCTGCCGTTCCGCATCCTTGGCCTCTACTCGGACGTAGGCGTTGGCAACGGATCGGAATCCGGCGCTTACAACCGCGTTCTCGTCCAGGCCAACATCATGCAGGAAACCGGCATCTAAGCCGCGCAGCTTTAGGAGCATAATACCATGCCAGTCGCACTTACTAGCATCCGCGACTTGCTGCGCCCCGGCCTTTATGCCGTGGACGGCAAGTACGACATGATCCCCCAGCAGTGGAACCAGGTCTTCACGACCCGCAAGTCCACCATGGCGGTTGAACGCAAAGTCCAGAACCGCTTCCTGGGTCTGGCACAGTTGAAAAACGAAGGCGGCCAGACCGCATTTGACAACAACGCAGGCGAACGTCTGGTCTACAACGCTGAAAGCTTCGAAGTTGGTCTTGGCTACGCGATAACGCGCAAGGCCATTGATGACAACCTCTACAAGTCAGAGTTCAACCCGACGAACCTGCAGATGCTGGATAGTTTCAACCAGTTCAAGGAAATCCAGGCTGCCAACATCTTCAACAACGGCACGACCTACGACACCAACATCGGCGGCGACGGCAAAGCGCTGTTTGCAACCGATCACCCTGTTGATGGCTCGACCGTTGCAAACACGTTCTCGACGGCTCTCGACTTGAACGAAAGCTCGCTGCTCCAGGGCATGACCAACATCCGATCCAACTTTGTCAACGAAGCCGGATTGAAGATCTATGCCCGCGCTCAGAAGCTTCTCGTTGCCCCCGCCGCTGAACCTATCGCAATCCGCCTCACCAAGACGGAACTGCGCCCGGGTACTGCCAACAACGACGTGAACGCGATCCTGTCCACGGCCGGCGGTCTGCCGCAGGGCTATATGGCCTGGGATTACCTCACCTCGCAAACGGCTTGGTTCCTGCTCACCAACTACGCCAAGGATGCGCTGTTGATGATGCAGCGTATCAAGTTCGAGACCGACATGCAGGTCGACTTCATCACCGACAACCTGCTGGTCAAAGGCTATGAGCGTTACACTCCGACCTACAACGACTGGCGCGCAGCTTATGGCTCGTTCCCGTCCTCGTAACAACCGATAGGAGAGCCAAACAATGGCTTACACTAACTTTATCGGGGACGGGGTCTCGGTCAACGGCGCTCCGCTCATCCCTGGCGGCGGGACTATCCCGCTTGCTACCCAGTATTGGTATGTCTCCAGCGTGCGTGGTTCCAACGGTAACGAGGGGTCTATGGACAACCCCTTTGCTACCATCGACTACGCTGTTGGCAAGTGCACGGCTGGATATGCCGGTGTGATTGTTGTTCTTGCCGGACACGTCGAGACGGTAACGGCAGCGGGCGGACTTGCGCTCGATGTTGCTGGCATCACGATTGTTGGTCTGGGTAACGGTCGCGGCCGTCCTCAGATCAACTTCACCACGGCTGTCGGCGCATCCATGACGGTGACGGCCGCCAACATCACGGTCAAGAACGTCTGGTTCTCTGGCGGGTTTGATGCCCTGACCAATCCCATTCACGTCCAGGCTGCAGGGTTCTCCCTGCTCGACTGCGAATACGTGGATGTGACGGGCCAGTGCACGGACTGCGTCCTGACCACGGCTGCTGCCAACCGCATGATGATCTCCGGTCTTCGTTATACCGGAGCTTCTGCGGCTGGCACGAATGCTGGCATCGCCATTGTCGGCGGTGATGGCATCGTGATCGACGGTCTTGTGATTGATGGAAACTTTGCTGTCGGTGCGATTGATATCCGCACCACGGCAACGACCAACATCGAGGTTCGCAATGTCGTGGCGCGCACACGCAACGCAGCGGACGTGATTATGGTCGATACCATCACGGCCTCAACCGGCACTGTCGGCCCCAACATCTACATGACGCTGGCCGATAACGCAGCGAACTTCGCCAACTCGATCCAGGGCGCGACGTTCGTCTACCACAACCCGGTCTCGATTGTTAACCTTGCCGGCGAACAGGGCGGCATCAACTACACGGCCGTCACTGGCTTCAAGACGCAGTCGACCAACGCTTAAAGCGAGGACAGGCCATGAAGGGACGCAAGACAAACCGCGCCCCGAAGGGGTTCAGCAAGGGGGCGAAAATCCCCCCTGCTACTCCCTTCGCTCCTGGCAAGTCGAAGGACGCAGACGAAATGCCCCCCGTCATGGGTGGCAAGGCTCGGATGCGTCTCGACCGTCCCGGGCGAAAGCTTGGTGGCCGTGTCGGTGCGGATCTCGCTCCGATGTCCACGGCGGCCAAGCGCTGCGACTAAACAGAAGGCCGGATGTGTCTCCAAGCGTCCGGCCTTCTCCTTAAACCCCATTCGAGGATGCCCCAATGAGGCTTATCTCTGTGACCGTGGGACCGCTCGCGGCCCCTGACGACGATGCTGTGTCTTTGTCTCAGGTACCGTCCGGTGCTCATGCCATCGTCATTGATGGGACATACGCCGCGGACTATTCAGCGACCCGCATTGCTGCATCTCAGGCGGTTGGGTCTGCTACGGATCTGACGCTGACGACGGCGGCGACAAACCTGGGGGGACGGTCTGTCGTGATTGTCTGCGCTGGCAATAGCGGCGTGAACTTCACGGTCAAGGGCACGGAAATCAACGGCGCTTATCTTTCAGAAACCCTTACCGGGGCCAACACGAGCCGTGTGGCAACCCGTGGGCTGTTCATGACCGTGACGGCGATTTCATCGTCGGGTGCTGCAACTGGCAACGTATCTGCCGGCGTCAATGGGCTGCTGGCCACGATGGACACGCCCCGGCGCTTGCTGCTGACGACAAGCGCAAACGATACGGGCGACACCTTCACTATTACCGGAACCGATTGGAATGATCGGCCTGTCACGGAAACCCTGACCGGCGTGAACAACTCGACGGCCTATACCGTCCGGGATTATAAAACGATCACATCAATCTGGACATCCGGCGCCTCGTCGGGAACGGTCAAGTTTGGGACGAACGGCATTGCATCCTCGCGTCCTATCTCATTGGACCGCTTTGCTCTGGCACCGACCTCGCTTCAGGTGACGGTGTCTGGAACCGTGAATTTCACCGTGCAGCAGTCACTGCAAGACCCCAATGCGGTCGGGTACACCAGCGTCAACTGGGTGAACCATCCAGACTCAGGCGTGGCGGCAGCCACCGCAACCGCACAGGCAAACTACGCCTATATCCCGACCGTGACGCGGATCACGCTCAACAGCCAAACCAACCCGGGGTATGTGATCTACAACGTCCTGCAAGCCTCTGGCACGCCGGTATAACCGATGGCAGGCTTGATCGATACAGATTCAGGGCTGGAGTTTGGAACGGGGCTCGTCTGGCTGGCTGGCGGTATCGGTCAAGCAGGGCTTGTCATCACCTCGTCGACATCGGGCGCTGCGCTGTTTTTGGCTGAGTGGGGTCCTTATGGCATGGCCATGGATTTCACGGACGCCTCGATTGCTATCGATGATTCAACGGGTGTGCTTGACTACAACTCCCAAGGCACTGTCTCTAGCACTACAGGCGCACTCCTAGGGCCTGGGAGTAAGCTGACGTATTCAGCGCCTAGTGCAAAACTGACAGAACAGGCAGATGGGTATTTAGCGTTCCAGGCGCATAACTTGATTTTGCGCTCTAACGATATTGCTAATGGTGCATGGGTAACAACAAACAGCACAAAGACGTCTACGGCAGCAGGGCCTTTCGGTTCGACCGCACAGTTGATGACGGTCACAATTAACGCAAATAACGCTTTGTTTTTTGGCTCGCCGGTGGACTCAGCGGCTGCTGGGAAAGTGTACTATCACGCTGCGGATCTAAAAGCAGGAACGGCCACCTGGGTTACTGTTGAAATGTGGACTGGTACTGGCAATCTGGCGGCGGCGGTATGGGTGAACTTGCAAACCGGCGCGCTAGGCTCAAACGTGTCCACGACAAACTTTACGTATCTGTCGTCATCTATAACCCCCATCAGTGACGGTTACTATCGGGTCACGATTGAGGCGCAAGCTACGGCAACAGCAACAAATATGTACTGGGCTTGCCGCGTGACCGATGGCAACGGTGTGTTTGCTTTTACGGCTGTTAGCGGCTTGACGTACTACGTAGCCCGCCCGCAATCGACTCGGACGCCTGTCGCATCGTATGATTACGTCGCAACGACCTCTGCTGCAGTTTACGATCTCCCTTATGTCTACAGCTCTGGGGTTAAGACCGGGATCATGGTCGAACCGGCGGCGACGAATTTGTGCCTGCGCTCTAACGATTTCACGAACGCCTCGTGGACCAAATCCAACATGACCACGGCGCTAACCGCGACGGGTCCTGATAACGTAGCCAATAGCGCAAGCACGCTGACAGCTACGGCTGGAAATGCGACGGCATTGCAGGCCATCACGTCGGGTTCGTCGTCTCGTGTCACGAGCACGTACATCAAGCGGCGCACAGGCTCAGGCAACATCGATCTCACGCAAGACAACGGGTCCACTTGGACAACGCAGACCGTCACGAGTTCCTGGACACGGGTTTCGCTTGCTGCCGTCACGTCCACCAACCCAACCGTTGGCATTCGCATTGTCACCAGCGGCGATGAAGTGGATGTCTACTGCTTCGACCATGAGACTGGAACGGTAGTAACAAGCGGCATCATTACGTATGGGGCTGCTGTGACTAGGGCGGTTGATAACATATCAATGGCAACGGCGTTGTTCCCGCTTAGCGCAACGGCTGACACTCTGTTTGCCCAGTTCACGCTTTACGCATCAATGACTGCTGACGTTCTGAAGCTCAAGCCGACTAGCGGCATTGCCGAAGTGGTTGGGTTTTACCAAGGTACGATATCTATGGTCCCCATTGTTCGATCTGGTGGGAGTGTATCGTTCTCCGAGAACAGCGCGCTATCTCCTATTGCCGGGGTGCATAAATATGCAATGGCAGCAGAGACCAACAACGCCCGCGCTGCGCTTGATGCAACGCTGTCAACGGCAGACACGACAAGTGTAACAATGCCCGGGACTATGGACCTCCTCACGATAGGCATCGGTAACGGAGCTTACGGCGGCAGTGGTATGTTTCTTATGACCAAGGCAGCCTACTTCCCCGCCCGTAAAGATGACGCCACCCTTCAAACCATGACAACGGCATAGGGGGGCAACATGGAAATCCTCGTCAACGCTTCTGCCCCTAGCCGAGAGATTGCTCTTGCTACAATGGCAGCTCTTGGCATTGCAGATGTGTCTAGCGGTGAGCCCGTCCCTCTTGTGCAGGTGACAATCGCAGAAGTCCCGCACTCAGGCACGCGCTCGCTTTGGAATTTCTGGTACCACTCAGAAAGCGCTGCGGCCCTGATGAAGGAAGCGCCGCCCGATGGCTGGCCACCTGAAGCAGACCTATTCGAGCGCACACACTTGCTGGACATGATCGACGCCCGCACTGGGATCGCGATGGAGTGGGCGGCTTTCTTGGGGACTGACGGCGAGCCACCCGGGTACGAAACGCCCTCCGGCGTGCGTCTGTATGATCCTAGCCTGATTGCATCCCCAAACCTCGTGAAGCAGTAGGCACATGGCAACAAGCGGCACATACACATACAACCCGTCAGTCGGTGATCTGGTCCTGAATGCGTTCGGCCGCATCCAGATCCGGCGCACGGAAATCACGCAGCAGCATCTGATCGATGCCGCCAACGAAGCCAATCTGCTGCAAGTCGAGATGAGTAACAGGTTGCCCAACTTGTGGCTTTCTGAGACTTACTCCGTCAGCCTCGTGAGCGGCACAGCGGACTATACGCTGATTGCCCGTCTGATCGCCCCCATGGCTGTCTACTTAACCACGACATACAATGGGGTCTCGACGGATCGCATCCTGTCCCCGATCTCGACATTCGAGTACGCAGCACTCCCCAACAAGACGACATCAGGGCCGCCGACGTCGTTCTGGTTCGACAGGCAGGAAACCCCAATCGTGCACTTGTGGCCAGTCCCTGACGGCAATGCCACCTATACCCTCAAGATGCGCATGATCTCTCAGCCCCAAGACGCGCTTCTGACAAACGGGCAGACAGCAGAGTTCCCTTATCGCTTCATCGACGCCTTTGTGGCGGGACTCGCCGCGCGCTTGGCTGTGATCTATCGCCCTGAGCTTGAGACGAAAAGACAGGCCGATGCAGAGCGGGCTTGGTCAATCGCGGCCACGCAGGATCAAGAAGATGTGCCGCTGTACATTTCGCCCATGCTCGGGAATTACTACCGATGAGCTACAGATTTCACGGTAGAGCACAGGTTGACGCGACCTCGCCGCGAGCCTGGGGAATTTGCGATCGGTGCGGATTCACCTGGCAGCTTAATCAACTCAACTACCAATACCAGTACAACGGGTCGACTTTATACAACACACGTTTTCGCGTGTGCCCGACGTGCATGGACGATCCCCAGCCGCAGTTGCTGAACCCGATCCTGCCGCCCGATCCAATGCCGGTCAACGATCCCCGTCCGCCTGCTTACTCGGTCAACGAAGCTGGCACGCTCCAGATCATGGGGGCGCAGGTATTCTCAAGCACGCCGTTTGGGTCGACGCTTTACATCGATTTGTTCAACGGCCCGCCAGCATCAGGCGCAGATAGCGTTCTGGCTGATATCACGGGGAGTACGACCCGGACGAACTATGCATCGTCCATGTCCGGATCCAGCCCGTACGTCAACACGGACGATATCGTCATCACGACGGACATTCAGGCCAGCACGAACATCTCCTGGGTAGGCATTTACGATGCGGCATCGGGTGGAACTCTGCTGATGTCGGCCGCTTTGCTCAACCCGATGACGGCGGTTTTGTACAACACGCTCCAGTTCAGCGTTGGCGATCTTCAAGTGACGATCACGTGAGGGACCGATGGCGCTGACTTACGCTCAATTCGTGACGACGGTTGCTAACCTCTTGGCGCTGCCGGAGTCCGATGCAAACTTTGTGCAGATCCTGCCGTCCGCCATCGACTACGCGGAAAACCGCATCTATCGCCAGTTTTCGTTTCTGAACTCGCAAGTCTCGATGGAAACGCCAGACGCGGTATCGACGCGCACGTTCACTCTGCCGGTCCCGACAGAAGGCCCGTTTGAAATCATCGAGCGCTTGAATGTCATCACGGACGACGTCCGGACAGGTCTGACGCCTGTATCGCGTGATGTCCTCGACATGTTGTGGCCGAACACAGCAGCCCCCGCATCAGGCTCCGTCCCGTCCGTCTTTGCCATGCAGACAGATCAGGTGGTTGTCCTTGGTCCAGCACCATCTGATCCCGTGACAATCGAGGTGATCGGGTACGTCAACCCCAACCCGTTGTCTGCTTCAAACACGACAACGTATCTGTCCACGACGCTCCCTGATCTGCTCGTGACCGCTGCCATGGTGTTCTTGAGTGGTTGGCAGAAGAACTTCGGAGCCCAGTCCGACACGCCAGCACAGGCTGTGAGCTGGGAATCGCAGTACCAGGCACTTGCCGCCGTCGTTGGCGATATGGACGCACGCCAGAACTTCGAAGGCCCGTCGTGGACGTCGAAGCAGCCTGCCCCGTTTGCCCAGCCGCAGAGAGGGTAATCCATGCCCTTTGCCTCGGTTAAACTGGTCCCCGGCGTCAATACTGAAATGACGCCAACGCTGAATGAAGCGGGCTATTCAGAGTCCACGTTCATCCGGTGGAAGAACGGCCTTGCCCAGAAGATCGGCGGCTGGGAGCGCTACTACGTGGATTCCCTGTCGGGTGTTCCAAGGGCGCTGCACGCTTGGCAGGACCTAAACGAAACCGGACGGTTGGCAGCAGGGGCAACACAAGAACTGGCAATCCTGACAAGCGGCAATCTTTCTGTTGTCACGCCCCAGGAAATGACCACGGACGGGGCTGTCTTTGAGTGCTCCAACCTGACCGGCACAACCTATGCGGTGGACGTGACCGATAGCGAGGTGACCGGCATCACGAGTGCTGAACTCGTGTACTTCAACACGCCCATCGCGATCGGGGACCAGATCGTCTCGGCCGGCTGGCATTCGATCACGCAGTTGGGCGCCACCAAGTACCGTCTGACGTTCGACGGTCAAGTATCTGGCACGCTTTCGCTATCCACCGCGACGGTGACGATTGCGCCGGCAGGCGGTGCTGGGACGGCGGCGGTTATCTCATGGACAGCACATGCCCTAGCGGCCGGACGGATGGTCAAGTTTACGGGGGGAACACTCCCAACCGGAATGACGGACGGGGCGACCTACTACGTCAGCGCATCGAGCCTGAACGTCAACGATTTTAGGATCACCGATCTCAACGGCACCACGATCCTGATTACGGGATCCAGTTCACCAACGGTCACGGGAACGGCCTTCTATGGCACGGTGCCGGTGTTCCAAACGCTTTCGACGGACGCAGTCGAAGCACTGACGTCAGCAACCGTGACCATCTCGATTGCAACGCCCGGCGTTGTGACCTGGACGGCGCACGGGTTTGCCACGGGGCAGACGGTCAGTTTTGTAACGACGGGCGCACTGCCAACAGGACTGACGGCTGGTACGAAATACTACGTGTCAGCAACGGGCAACACCACGGACACGTTCCAGCTTGCCACCAGCTATGCCAATGCCGTTGCCGGGACGCCTGTCGTCAACACGTCTGGCACGCAATCTGGTGTTCAGACAGGGATTGTGTACGGCTCGTCCAACATCGTCGTGACTATCCCTGAGCATGGTCTTGCGATTGGCGACACGGTCAATTTCCCGATCTCGACGACGCTGGGGGCTGCATCTTACGCGACAAGCGTCTTTGGTACCTACGCGGCCACCTCGATCGTTGACACCGACAACTTCAAGATCAAGCTTTCTTCGGTGACGTCGGCGCCTGCTAAGGTCGCCATGAACGACGACCAAGCGCAGATCCTGTATGCGATCACACAAGGCACGATTCCGGACGGTGGTGTTGGCTACGGCATCGGCGGGTACGGTGATGGCGGGTATGGAACGGGCGATGTTCCAGGCGGTCTGGTTGGTACCCCGATCACGGCCACGAACTGGTCCCTCGACAACTGGGGTTCCGACCTCATCGCAAACCCTGCCAATCAGGGGCTGTTCTTCTGGAACCCGATTGGGGGCAATTCCAACGCCTCCCTTATCCCGGCCGCGCCTCCGTTTAACGGGGGATGTTTTGTTGCCATGCCCGCACAGATCCTTGTGGCTTGGGGCTCGACGTCAACGCAAAACATCGGCGTCGATCAGGATCCTCTGCTGATCAAGTGGTCGGATCAGTTGGACTATGCCAACTGGACCGTGAGCACGACGACGCAGGCAGGCTCGTTCCACATCCCGACAGGCTCCAAGATCGTGGGAGGCTTACAAGGCCCGCAAAACGCGCTGATCTGGACCGACCTTGATGTATGGGCCATGCAGTACGTCGGCTATCCGCTTGTGTTCGGGTTCAACAAGATCGGCGCCAACTGCGGACTGATCGGGCAACATGCAGCAACCCAGATGGGCGGCATGGTCTATTGGATGGGGCGGTCTAACTTCTTTGCCCTGACCGGAAACGGTGCAGAGCCTATCCCTTGCACGGTCTGGGACAAGGTGTTCCAGAACCTCGATGCAACGAACGGCCACAAATCCGTTGCGGCCGCCAACTCTACGGCCAATGAAATCTGGTGGTTTTATCCGTCCGATGGATCGTCAGAGCCAGACAGCTACGTCAAGTTGAACGTGGTCGAGGGCGCTTGGGATTACGGCACGCTGTCACGCACGGCATGGATCGACCAGTCCGTGCTTGGAACTCCGATTGGTGCTTCCCAGAACGGGGTGATCTATCAGCACGAGATGGGCTACGACGCGGACGGCAACCCGATCACGTCGTCATTTACAACGGGTTATTTCAGGATTGTCGACGGCCAAGACATGGCGTTTGTCGACGTCATGATCCCGGACATGCGCTATGGCCTAATCAACGGGGACCAGGACGCAGAGCTGACGGTTACGTTCTACTCCCAGATGTATCCAAGCGACACGCCGGTTGAGCACGGCCCCTATACCTTCGATGCCTCCACCCAGCAGATCTACACCCGTATCCGAGGACGTCAGATTGCGTTCAAGGTCGAAAGCTCCGATCTTGGCAGCTTCTGGCGTCTTGGCAAACTCACCTACCGCGTTGCAATGGATGGGAGGCGGTGATGGCAGGAGAGACCAACAGCCTCATTCAAAAGATGCTTGGAACGTCGGTTCCTAATGCATCCACTGCTGATCCGACAGCTACCCCGGATGCATCCTTGCCGACGCTTCAGGCTATCGCAACCAACGGCAAGCTGCTGATCGAGAACGTGTCCCAGCTTTCGCAGATCGTCGAGGGCTGGCAATGATCAACAGTAAGTCCCTCCAAGACATCGCAACCAACGGCTCACTGCTCAATCAAACGCTGTCGCGTCTGGTGGCAGCGCTGCAGGTCATGGTGCTGCCCTTGATCCGGGGCGGCACGGCACCTTGGGTAGCATCCGGCAACGTCCTGCGCTCGGCCGGCACGGATACAGCACCGGCCTGGGGCAAGGTGGATCTCACGGCGGACGTGTCCGGCACGCTGCCCTTGGCCAACGGCGGCACAAACTCGACCGTGGGTGCGCTTCGCAGTCCGAGCGTGACGGGCATTGGCTACGCCACAGGCGCGGGCGGAACGGTTACGCAGACGACGAGCAAGTCCACAGGGGTCACGTTGAACACGGCTTGTGGCAACATCACCATGAATGCGGCTGCGTTGAACGGGGACACGACGGTCAGTTTTACGCTGACCAACAGTAGTATCGCAGCGACGGATGTCCTCATTCTCAACCACGTCACTGCCGGTTCTTGGGGCTCGTACCTGCTAAATGCGCGCTGTGCGGCAGGGTTTGCAATCATCAGTGTTCGCAACATCACAACGGGTTCTCTGTCCCAGGCGATTGTGATCCGGTTTGTTCTTATCAAAGCCGCGACGGCATAGGGGGCGGGATGAGCGACTTTCTGAAAAAGCTGTCTCGCGATCCCTTCGCCCCGATTGATGGTGCGAGCATCGTTAGCGTGGATGAACTCGGCAACGGGTACGACTACCGAGGGACATTGATTGCGCCGAAGTTTGAAGCACCCCAGCAGTCATGGGGCGAAGCAGCGCTTGGTGTTCTGACCGCTCCACAACGCTTAGGCGGGGCTGTCTACGATAGCCTAACACCGTATCAGTTTCCGCAACTGACCAGCACGCCTATGAACCGCGCAGGGGCTGGACAGCCTATTACGGGTGGATCCGGAGATGGCGGCTGGCAAGTGCCTCCGATCATCGGCGAAGGCGTTAATGCCTTAACCGCTGTCGGTGACGCCTATACGCAGGGCATGTCTGAAGATGAGATGAGGGACCGTGCTCTTGGCATGGCCAGCATGATGTTTGCAGGTGGTGGGCCAGCTATGGCGCTTGAACGCTCCCTCCCGCAAGCCGGCGTTAGCCTTGGTGATAGGCTCATGGCAAAGTATCTGAATTGGAGGTACCCAGAGGAGCGGTCACCTGCGCCCGGTACGTCATCGGAAACTCTGGCGTGGCGTCATGGCGCCGATCTCAACACGAACGACATACTGCAGCGCTACAGCCCCAAGGATGACGCCTCTCGCAACGTGTCTCGCGTCCAGGACACTCTGAAGCAGTTTTCAGACGCGGAGATCGCCCGAGCCGACTTTTTAGACAAACTGGCTCAGGACATGTTCGGCACGGACCTCTTGCTCCTGACGAAGGAGCAAACCCAGCAACTGGCCAATGCGGCGGACGGTATCAGCAAGTCCACGAAGAAAGGCAAGTTTGATGTTTTAGACGGTGGGCTTTATTCCAACGCCTCTAAGGAGGGCGCTGTGCCTGCTATAGTAGCTTCGCAAGCTGACTCTCTCCCTATGGGTCAAGCGTCAATCAGAGCTTACCACGGAATGGATGGCCCCGTTTTAGGCGGGGCCTTTGATGGCCCGTCTTTTTGGGCTACAGACCGCCCCGCAACTGCATCAAGATACGCCGAAGGCCTGCACCGTGGTCCTAAATTTGAGGCAACCGCTCCAAACGTTCTCCCTGTAGATATGGCTGGGAAGATCTACGACGCGACGGGCCTCGAAAATAAAATTGGCATTTTCGATATTGCGCGCCAAAACGCAAGAGAATCCGGTGCAGATATCATCAAATATATAGGCGGCAATTACGAGGCAATAAATCGCGGCACCGTCCGCAGCGCTACTACTGGCGAGACACTATTTTCCAACGCCTCTAAGGAAGGTGCTGTGCCTGGGATAGCAAGTGCTCTAGGCAAAAGTGAGCCTGCCATCG